ATTCAGCGTTGGTAAATCCCCATTTACAAATGTCCATATATCTTTATTAATAGCTTCTCTTAATTTATATTTAGGCAGCCCTGAAGCGTGTGTAATTCTTTGTTCTTCTTCGTATGTCATCCCGTATAACTTACGTTTAACAAATACACCGTTACCCACAGATGATTTACCCGTTAGAATTTCTATACCTAAGCTGTCCATTGCGTGCCCGTTCTCATGGAATAACACCATCCCTTTAGGGGATTTATATCCACTTTTCAGACCTTCAAAATCTCCACTGCTTATTTGAACTGTTGAACCTAATGCATAAGCATGTGTATTTTTCAACGGTCTATAACTTATTTTTCCTGAAAGATGTTTAAACAGTTTTAATGCTCTGATATCATCAACTTGTTTTATAAAGTCTTTATAATCGTTGTAATATTTATCCCCGAACATTTGTCTTGCGTTATTATTTTCAATAGCTTTGTGGATATCTTTTATTAAGCTGTCTCTCTCTTCAAGTATACCACTTTCTGCTGTATTATCCAAGCCTTTTTCTTTCCTGTATTCAGCTATTTCTTTGTCTAGCTGTTCGCTATCATAATAAGCTGCACTTGAACATTTACAATATGGATGCATAGGGTAGAAGTTAACCCCTACTTCTCTGTCTTTAATCTTGAAATGTTTCCCGTCTAACTGTTTACAAATATCACAAGCTGTAGGTTCAGAAATGTATAAATACTCATCATATCCGGCTTGCTCAATTGCATCAAGCTGTACATCTCCTTGAACTCTAGAAGCTTCTGTTACTAGCAGCCTTTTAGCTTCATGCTTACTAACATTGAATTGACTTCTAAGCCTTCCTATCATATCAGTTGGGTTAGCTCCTTGGATGATAGAACGTCTTAACATTGTAGCAATATTTCCCATCAAGGCTTCTTGATTAGTCCAAATGTTCTTGCTAAAGTTTCCGTACTTATAATCACTATTAACAATAGCTTTTACACCTTCTTTACTAAACCTAAGCTTAGTATCAAGTATACCGGACTGTCTAGCATATTCACTGTCAGCTAACTTCTCCAAATGCTTTTCTATGAGGTCGCTATTCTTAACTGTCATGTCTGTTAAATGAAGATTCAGCTCAGCTTTTAAAAGCTCCAGTCTGTTAATCCTCATTGTAGCATTGTAGAGTTTAAGCTGTGCGTTAGCTTCAGGAGAAAAGTCTTTCTTCTTAACATACTCTTTAGCTTTCTTCTCAAATGCTTTTACATCATGTTCAGATACTCGTTTTAAAGCTTCTTCAATTGAGATACCTTGACTCTTTGCATATCTCTCATAGAATACGTTTATTTGCTGTTCTATGTCTTCTAATGCAATGTTAAAGTTCTCTTCCATATTTGCTATAGTTACTTTTTCATCTTTAATTTGATTTAATTGGTTTGCTAACTCTCGTTTCTTCCAATAATTAAATGATCGTTTCTTCATCGATTAGCACCTCTTCGCCATCGTGTAGGTAGCTTTCTATATCTTCTTCACTTAACCCTAAATCTTTTAAGAATTTTCTAGCTAATGCTTCACTATAATCTCCTGATTTGAACTTCTTAAGTATGCTTGATATCTTGTACATCAGTTTACCTTTATCGATATCGTAACTGTTATCTAATGTAATTGTAGGTGTATCTAGCAACTCTTGTTCATGTTTAGGGTCATCTACAATACCTGTTAATCTCATAGCTGTTTCATTTGTTACCATTCCACCTAATGATTTAAATGCATTAATAGTTTCTTCTAACGCTTTAGGTAGGTTAGGGTTAAATGTAATCTTAAGCTTAGCAATGTTAAATTCTGTTAACTCTTTAACATAATCTCCAATGTTAGCTATAAGTTGGTATCTCCTTCTCAAACTCTTTTCAAATAGTGATTGAGTGTCAACTCTTGCCTGTTCTAATCCAAACAGTTTATATTTCATTGCCTCTCCACTTTGAATACCGCTGAAATTAGTATCAGTTAAATCAGGAGTGTTTGTATATTTGTGAATGTCGTTAACTATTCTTTTCTTGAATGCTTCTACTCCGTTAACATCGTACTGTTTATATAGGTACTTAGCATCCACTGTCCCCTCATTCCCATTAACATCTACAGGAGGTTTTAGCTGTAGTAGTCTAGCACGTCTCATTCTTCTCATGTACTCAACCTGTTTATTACTATCTCCAACCACATCATCCGGAAATTCTACTTGACCAAATATAGCAAGTATTGCATCTGATGTATCTGTCATATAGTTAGCTGTATCTGATTGAACTGCATCATAAGAATCTATCAAAGCTAGCTCGCTTTCATAGTCTCCCATCCCATCAGCTGTATTTAAGTACTCTGTTATCGGAACATCTCTAAACACATGATGCTCAATGCTTATCTCCTGATATGCCCCGTCTACCTCTTGCAGCTTAACAATTCTATCATTTAAATAAAGCTCTACGAAATGCTGTTTGTTGTCAAATAATCCTGTTGAGTAATATCTAACACCTGCCAACAGATTATCTTCTAGTGTGTTATCATATATTACAAATGTTCTTAAAGGATCTAACCTTTTAACTTTTGTTAAGTCTGACATTGAGCGATAAACTAAGTCGTAAGCTCTACCTACTTTAGATAGGTCTAGTACTAGCATTCTGTTTAAGTCGTGAAAGCTGTTAACCTTTGCTATCTCTCTAAGCACCTCATCTGTTGTGCTGTTGTCTTCTCCATCATCGTATTCAACCTGAATAGGTTTACCTACTAAATATCCTTGCTTAAATACCGCTATGCTTTTACCAAAATTATGAATAATTCTAGTGTCAGCCATATCCTGCTCACTTCGTCTATCTTTAATTGATATTGTATGGTTATTACCTTCTGAGTAATCATACAGTTCTTGTATTCTTGGTTTTTGAACCGTGCTATGATGCGATATAAACTCTCTTAATACTTTATAACCATCCAGTATTAACTCTTCTACGTTATCAACTCTATATCTTAATCTTGATTCTCTGTGAAACCTGAATGTAAGATTTTTACTTTTTCCTGTGCTATCTACAAACGTTTCTGTATAAGCCATTTAATCACTCCTTCCCAAATCCAGCCATCAGTGTCTTATATTGACTGTCTTTTTTATTCTCTTGTCCTATTAGTTTGATATATGGTATATACCCATATTGACTTGCGTTAATTGTGTGATCGTTCCTGTCTTCCGGTTCGTCCCTGTCTTCTTTCCAAGAGTATATATTTAACTCTCTTATGTGTTCTTCACAATTATCTACAACCAAGTACTTTAGGTTCTTCATCCAACCGCTTGATGTGTTAATCCTGTTGATTATTGTTACACGTTTATCTGCGTTTAGAAATTCATATATCAATCCTTTTCTTGATTTATACTTTAGTAATTCCATCATTGTAGCTTGGTCAGCGTTATCTATGTAAACTTTTCTGCAGAAGCCCCATTTATCTTTACAATAATCTAGGAACTTATGCAGCTTAACTGCTACATCTGATGGTGCTATCTTGCTATTATTGAAATCTTTATTGTTGTAATTCTTCTCTTCAAGTATTACCAACTCTCCATTACTAGTAATCCCTTGAAAGATAAATGATATTGTGTCCTCTGTCTTTTCAGAGTATGATGTATCAACCCCGCAAGAGTATCTGATGTATTGCTTTTTGCGTGCAGCTTCTTCAGTAATTACGTTAAGCTTCCTATCAAACATGCTAAATACTAAACCTTCCGCACGTCCTCTCAAGCCTTGTATTTTGTTCTTATAAAGCTTAGTGCCTACAGCAACTGTACTTTTAATCTTTTCTTTTTTCTCTTCTGACAATCCATAATTATGGTCAAAAGAAAAAAACCAGTATGTCCATTTAGGATGTTCCGGTTCAGTTAGCATCTCTCGTATCTCTTGAGGTGTGTCATATTCATATTGAGGTAATGCTCTAAACCTATTTATATATCTAGCATAAATAGGTAATGTAGGATCATCAGGGTTCATTGTGCATATCCAATAATCACATCGCATGGTAGCTTCTTGCACAAAATCCATATCAGCTGTGTTAATCTCATCTATAAATCCACAACCGAACTGTGAACCTAATGCTTTTTCCCACTTATCTTTTGATGAATATCCTAATATAAATATAATTCTTTCTCCGTTCGGAGTGTCGTATTTGATGTGAGGGATTTTATATTTAGAATCTCCGTTCCCTTTATAGTCAACATACTCTCCAAACACATCTATAATTCCTAAGTCTGAGTTAATTATATTCTTTTCAGCATCCCCTACAGATTTAGCACTGATGAAGTGCAGCTTTTGTTTGCTCTTTGCAACTGCCAACATATATTTAACAATACCTACTGTAGTTTTTCCTGCTGCTGTAGTTCCTTCTAATGCTTCAGCTTCGGCTTTATGTTTTAGGAACTTTTTATATTTAGGGGATAGAATGAAATCACTCATCTTTATCATCCTCTAGCTGTAGTAAGATCCCAGCAAGTTTATTTTCGCTCTTAACATTTACATCAACTTTAGCTGTTGACAATCCATATCTTTTAGCAAGCTCAACAGCAGCACTTTTTCTAGTTGCTATGTTTGGCCTAACTTCAATTATTTGTTGAACTCCATCTCCTAATCCTATTGCCATTGGTTCAGTTAGTTCCCCTCTCATTGCAGCTGTGAAGAATTCTAACACCTCTTGCTGGTCAGCTATTTTTTTAGAATTAAGTTCTGACAACCTTTCCTCGATGTAAGCTTTTATTGTAGTATTTTGTAGTAGTTTTACAGCGTTCGTATTCGCATACTTTTCACTATATCCTGCTTTTATTGCTGATTGAGTAGCATTCCCGCTAATGATGTACTCATCTGCAAATTTTTGTTGTTTCAAAGTTAATTTTTTCAATTTTCCACCACCAGCCTCTCTTCTCAAAAATAAAAAGCACCTTCTACAGTGCTTTCTTAC